CTACAAAATGACCCAAAATTGCCTCAAGTGTGAGAAATCCGCGTCAATGCTCATGGCGGTTTCAGCCAGTTCACGCGCTTCTGTTTCAAAAGCGCGGTCTGCGGCGTAGTTCTGCAATGTTATGGGTGCGTTATACAGACCCGGCACCGTGATGGTAAAAACCGAGTTGGCGGCTGTAATATCATAATCGGCCATGATTACTGAACCTCTACCGATGCCAGAGTGATGGACTGCACGGACTCTCCATCCGTGTAGAAGAAGCGCCCCTGCACGGCGCCACGGCTGGCGCGTGTGCTGGCGGAAGCGGTGGACGCACCGGGCAGCAGATACCAGCCACGGGTGGAGAGCACGCTATCAATGGTGCGGCCTGCCTGTGCGTTGACGGCCTGTGCCTCCGCCGCGGAAAGGGTGACATTGGGCTGGATGGCCCCGAACGCCAGAGCGGTATCAATGGTGCCCTGCACGGCAGTGGCGATCAGGGAATCCCCTTGTGCGGTATAGGGGATTTGGCCAACGCTGGAGAACAGGGTCAGCAGGTCTGACTGGAAGCTGGCGTTCATCCAGATCTGGTTGATGTAGCTATCTGCCCAGCCGAACGGACCGGAGACCGCCCCGTTATTGAGAAAACTGAATGTGCTGTCCGTGCTTTTGTAGCTGCCGTAAAAACTGTAGCCGTTAGCCAGCAGGGCCTCTGCCTGAGATGGCGTGAGGTTGGCCGGGGTCACGCCGCCATTGTTGCGGAACATCAGGGTGGTGCGGCCACCCGTGCGTTGCGGGTTGAGGCTGGCCGCCCAGCCCAGACACAGCGCCCCGGCCAGCAGGCCCGTGCCATCCGTATTGCACAGGCAGGTCATGCCGGGCGTGGACTGCGCCTTGACGGTTGAACCGAAACTGTCGGTGGCGTTGGGGCTGAGGATCGTGGCATCTGCATCTGGCACAACACCCCAGTATCGGTTGGGGTTGGCGGCCATCCAGGTGGCGATTTGTGTTTTTGCAGAGGCTGAGGGTTCCTGTGCAAACAGGAAGGGTGACCAGTCACTCACCGTTGCAGCAGCGGTGCTGAGGTAAGTGCCGTATTCTGCATCCGTCGGGGTGGCAGGAATTTGAAAAATATAGAGTTTTTCAGGCGTATCCTGCGCGTTGGTATAGGCTGAAAAATACACGCTGGCGATGGCGGCTTCAGGGCTGGAAGCGCCACATAACGTTGCGACATCCGCCGCCGAGGCGAACACTGAAACGCCGGAGGACAGCGCGGCATGTGTGGAAAACAGCATGCCGGTCAGCAGACTGACGGTGCCACCGGGGGAGATAACGCCCGGCGTGACGGAAACAAGGGAACTGATGGGTAGGGTCATGCAGAGGGCTCATCCGTGAGGGTATCTGCGCATATCAGCGCAAGGCTGGCGGCGCTGGCCGTGGTGGTGGGAAGCGTAAGAGTGGTGCGCACCTGACAATGCAGGTCCAGAAGCCAATGTTCTTCAAACTGGCGTTCACCATTTACAAAAGGCATCTGCCGTGGCGGCCCGGCATAAAGTGGGACAATGCGGGCCGGTGCGTAGCATGGAGCGGCCGGTTGTGCCGGCACCGATGCCGGAAAGGCGTTGCAAGGCTGTGTATTCTGGCATGGAGCGTTTTGAGGACACGTCTCTACGCTGGGAGGGGGCGTGCGTGATAAGGGTGTAAGAGGGCGTTCACTGCCCGGTTTCGGGGCTTCAGCCGGGAGAGGAAGAGACTGAGCGGCAGCGTGAGGTTCTGGTGCGATGGGAGCGTATTTTTCCAGCCACTCTGCTGCTGTGCCGAGGGACGATTCTGCATCTGAGGGCAGTTCTTCCTTATTATTTTGAAACAGGTTTTCAAAATAACGGCATGCCCAATCCGTGCGAAACAGGGTAGCGATACTCTGGGCGTTATCCCCTGCACCGGGCCCGAAGATGCTGACCTGCACCCTCACCTCCTCCGGCACGCTTAGGATCGTTATGGTTTCTGTTTCTGTCTGGGCGACAGTGGTGAGTGGCTGGCGTGTGAGAAGAGTAAGCAGAACGAACGGGCCTGCGGGGGCGACGGTGCGGTTCTGCTGTGCCAGTTGCACCGGCAGGCCTGCTGGCAGAACGGCACGGAGGAACTCCCTTAGCGCCGTGGTGATACTGGCCGTTACGGGCTGGATGGTCATGACAGTTGCCGGGTGACGAGAAGTTTGGACCATTGGCCGCCTCCCCATGTTTCGGGCTGGCTTGTGACCAGCCATTCCGCACCTTCAAAAAGCAGACTGTCTCCCCCAAACTGATGGGTACGGTCCAGCCCTTTGATAAGACCGGGCAGATATACCAATCGGTTTTCAGAACTCTGGTTGAGCCCCGCCGTTTGTGTGAGATCCGCGCTGGTGGCGGCCTGCACCTTGATGGTGACAAGCACATCCGTATAACGCGGCTGCGTGGAACCATCTGGCAGCGTGATCGTGCCATCCTGCACCCGCAAGGTGGCTAGGATTGATGGCAGCAGAGCCGCGGTTGCCGCTGCCGCTATGCCGAACAGGCCATTCATGACTGCACCTGAAAAGAGACGCTGTTTAGAAGTGTTTTTGTGTCCTCAAGCGGTTTATCAGACCCTTTATGATGGATGGTAGCCGGGCTGTTAGGTGGCGTATGGACAGCCTGAATGGCGCGGGTGATGCTGGCCTGCATGGCTTGGCCGGTGCGCTGCAAGGCAGTGGTGGGCGTGTGCAGGGTACGGCGTGTAGCCTCTGGTTGGTGGCTCGCTGCGAGGCTTTCAGCAAGAGCCTGACGGAAGATTTCTTTCCATTTTGGAGCATCCTGCGCCATGGCCGCCCGCATGAATGGCCGGGGCGGAATAACGATGGATACAGCACCGCTCCGCGATGTTATCTTGCGGATGACAGCACCAAATTCCTGCACGGCAGCAATGGCAGCGACCGGCGTGCCATTCGGGTAAGATCTGCCCCGTAGAAACCCTGCTTTTACTGATGCGGTGCAGGACGTGGACGCTGCACCGGATGATGGGTTGCGTGCTGTGCTTTGGAATGACGTGTTTGACAGGTTGGGATTCTGGCGGTGTGAACCAGACATTTCCGCATACTGTGTGCCGGTTGAAGCCGAGGAACCTGTTGTTGCGTGTGAGGGCTGGTTCCCCTGCGCGGCGGGAGCCGTGTTAGCACCGGGCAGGGACGATCCGGCGGCCAGCATGCGCAGGAGGGTACGCGCCTGTGTTCCGCCTTGCAGCGTAAGGATCATGCAGGTGTCCTGTCTGTGAAAAACCTTGGGGGATAGCGGACGAAAACGCTGGCGGAGCACCCGCAATGGTTTTGGGAGCGGTGGTTGAGAGGCCACTACGCAAAAGGGAGCGCAATTTTGATGGGTGGAAACAGGTTTTGCATCCTGATGGGCAGGTATCTGATTTAGATGCTAAAGAGTTCTGCCGTGCAAAAGGACTATAAAGTCCTGTCCTTGACCATTTTACAAAACCTGTTTCTGTAAAATGTAATAGCGGGAGTTTATATTATCCCGGCACATAGCGGGCTGTGCGGAGGAAGGCGGTGGCTGCCCAATAGGCCGCACCATAAGGTGTTTGCATCCACCATCCCTGAGAGCCTGATACCGGGCCTGCATCGGCCTGAACCTCGATACTGCCCATGCGCGCGGACGTGATGCGGCCCACGAGTGTGGGCTGGCTTTGCGGTGTTTCCACTATTTGCGGACCACCGGATGCAGTGGTTTGCGACCATCCTGCGGCAGGTGTTCCGTTGGCCTGTGAAAGGCTGCTGGCAGGGCAAGACAATGTGGGAGCGGCACTTGAACCAAGCCTCAACTGGGCCAGATGGGCGGTAATCAGCCCGAGCAATTCCGCCCGCTGGATGAGATTGCGCACGGGGGACGTATCATCATTGGGGAGGAACAGGCTGGCGAGGCTGAAACAGGCCTGTGCGCCTTCCGCCCCCACACTGGCGAACAGGGCCGGGTATCTCTGCTGCCAGAGGGTGAGGCAAAAAGGGGCACTGGGCATTATGACGTATCCGTTCTGGCAGGTTTATTCAGGCGGGGGTGATGCCGGGGGCCGGAGTTTGCGGGTTGATAGGTTCCAGACCGGTGCGAAGGGCGGCGTGTTCGCGCGCCTGCGCTGCGGCTTTGTCCACCGTGGGCTGTGCAAAAATCAGCCCCTGCTGCAAGGGCGGAAACGCTGCATACTGGCGGGACCACGCTGCCCAGAAATCTGCCGGGACAGGGGTAAGGCCGTAGCCACCCACCACGGCGGAAGCGCGTGTGCCAGCCAATGTGTGGCGGGTTTCACCCAATGCCAGAACAAGGCCATTGGGCAGTTTGCAGCCGATGGTAACGGTTGCGGGTGATGCCATAGGGAAGATCCGTCTGTTCGGGAAAGTTTTTGGGAAGGAGATGTTTTTTCAGAGGCATTGTAAAAGCTCTGTGTAAAACATCCCCTTGTGGGCGTGTGGTTTACAGGCCTGTCATGGTGGCAATGCCAGCGGGCATGTAGATGATGGCGCCCCATGTGCCCTGCGAGAGTTTCTGCTTCCAGGCGGAGGCATCTGTCACCACGGCGTGGGCGCGCAGTTTTTCCGTAAAGGCGGTTTCCGCCGTTTTCTGGGCGTCCACATGTTCGGCCATGATCTGCATGGTCTGCACGGTACTGCCGGTTGCATCACCATACTCGACGGCCTGCACAAAACGCAGATTGGGGTAGGTATCTTTCAGCAGAGACGCTGCAGAAAGACCAAAGCTGTTACGGCGGGTGAGCAGGCCCATGCGCGTGGGGGAGAGGCCCAGCACCATGGGGGTTTCCGTATCCACCAGCCCGGCGGTCTGTTTACGGAGCAGGTTGATGAGGGCGATCACATCATCCTGCCGTTCTTCCGGCGTGGCGGTATCCCACGTTGTGCCGCCTGCGGCCTTGATGGCGGGCGTAATGGCGGCGGGTAGGCGTGGATCATTCAAGTAGCCATACAGGCGCAGGCCACTGACACCAAAAAAATAAGTCTGGTTCTGGAACTTGTTAAGCTTGAGGGCTGCGGCTTCACGCAGGCTGGCCACCCATTGCAGGCGCGCCTGCCCTGCCAGCGCCAGTTCCATTTCCCCCCAGGAGAGGAAGACCTGATAATGGTAGGACTGACGTTCAGGGTAGGAAGGGTTGAGGCTGACCTGCCCGTTTGCGTTCCAGTCCCCATAACTGCTGATTTCACCAGTGGTTTCCAGCATGGGGAAAATGGCGGTGCGGGTAACCCAATCCCCCTTGCGGACCTCGCCCAGCAGTTCTGCCGCGCGCATGGGGGCGAAGGCCACCTTGATGAGGGCCGGATCAACCCATGCGCTCATGAAAGCCGGAATACCGGCATTGGCGCTGGTGGACAGGGCAGGCTGGGCATCCAGCGCCATGGCATCTGTTGCCAGCAGCGCATTAGCGATCATGCCACGGGCCTGCGGCATGATGAAGCCAAGGCGGTTGAGTTCCGCTAGTTCTGAAGGGAAGAGGCTCATACTGCGTGGCTCCATGTGGAGAGTTTGACAAGTTCACCCGCGCTACAGGTTGAGGCGGTGACAAAAGACGTTTGCACGGCGTCTGGCACTGTGCTGCCCGCCATGCCGGTGGCGATGCTGCCGTTGGTGGTGGAGGCGAACACTGCCTGCCCCGGTGTGGCGGCAGTGGTGCTGGTGGCCCAGAAATCCCCCGCCGTGAACAGGGTTACGGGAAAGCCTTCTGGAATGATCAGGCTGGCTTCATCAGAAAAACTGGTGACCTGGCCGGTAAGGTCACGATGCACAAAACCATCTGGCGCGGTGGTAGTGCCGTTGGGCGGGGTGTTGGCCACGCTGCGGCCATCACTCTGCACCCACCCGAACGCGCCTACTGCACAACCGCCGCTGGCGGCCACCAGAGCGCCCTCGCCTGCCGGGAAGGTTGCGGTGGGGTTGAGAGAGGCGAAATCTCCCGGCACGGCAGGCGCGGGCTGGCTGGTGATCTGTGTCTGAAACGCCATAAGTTATGCTTTCACCGTAATACGGTTGAGACCGAATTCTTCACGGAAGGAAACGGTTTTTGAGGAATCCATTCCCAATGCAGCGCCCTGCCCTGCTGCCTGCGTTTGCGCATGCAGACGGGCGAACTGCTGGAACAGCGGCTGAAGTGCGGCTTCTGGCAGAGCGGTGGTGTCCACCCCGTTTTCACGCAGGGCAAAACCATAGACAGCGGCGGCACTGTCCATGGTGACATCCCCCACAAACGGGCGCACTGCGGCGCGGGCCGTGTGCAGGGCTTCCATGCGGCGCATGGCCCCGGCCTCGGCCTGCTGAACGGCCTGCGCGATGGCGGCATCCATGCTGAGGGCGGGCTGAGCCGCCGTGCAGGACGGTATGGTGGTAGAGTGCGGTTGGGTACCGCCTGAACCTGCCAATGGTGCCGCTGCTGGCAGGGAAGATACGGTTCTGGCGGTGGCTTCAGACGGTGTAGCCGTGGACGTGTGTGCAGCAGCCGGAATGGCTGAGGCGTCTGTCTGCGCGGAGGAAGATGCTGCCGGATGGGCGTGAGAGGTGACGTGTGCGTGTGTGGGCATGGCCTGCCTTGTGCTGTTGGATGTGAGGGTGCCCTGTTGCAGGCAGGGCTGCGACGAACTGGACGGGTCCGTGCCGCCTGATGCGGCGATGAACGAGGAAACAAAGGCCGAGGATGGCTGGATGGCCGGAGCACGCGCGCCAGCCATGGACGACGGACCGGAGACCCGTGCGCCGGTGTGGGGCCTTTTGCCGTTTGCACGTGACGGAGCGGCGGGAGACGCATCACCAATGATGGCGGTTTTGACACGAGGTTCCGTGACAAGGGCGAGGTGATTGAAGACGATATCCGCCATGACAAGGGTGTAGGGTATGCCGTCATGCGTGCCCGTTTGCGCGACAGCGCGGTAGCGGTATCCGGCGGAGACGGCTTTCTGCTGGCCGCTCTGAATGGCGGCAATGGCAGCGCTTTGCCAGATGGTCAGGCTGCCGATCAGATTGGGCGGGATGAAGTGGACATCACTGCCCACCGCGCCGACTGTCAGCATGCTGGGGTGGGCCTGCGCGGAAACCGGCTGGTGCCGCATGAGGATAGGTTTGCCCGCCATGCTGGCCGCCGCGGCCTGTAGGGCTGTTGGGTCCCGATACACCTGATATAGCGCATTCGGATCAAGGCCGAGGGCTGCGGCGTTCGGAATTTCGTGCCCGTAATAGGGGCAGACCGTGGCGGCGGAAAGGATGCACGCCGCAATATGCAGGTGGCCATCTGCATCTATGCGCCGCACGGACCGGTCCAGCGCAAACTCGACTGTGCCATACGGCGGCCCCGGGGCTTCTGCTGTTTGCGGCTGAGTGGAGGCAGCGGGACTGGTGGTAATCGATGTGAATGGCCGGGCTAACGGTGGGGAAGCAAGAGGAACTGGCGTTGACGCGGATAAAGAGTGGAGATGGGGCTGAGGGGTCATGCAAGGTACCGGAGGAAGGAGCGGGAAACCGGAAGGAACTGCCGTGCCGATATGGCAGAACCTGCTTCTGAAGCTGCATTTTGAAAAAAGGGTAAGCGTGACAAAAAAGTATCGTCGGAACGTTCAGAAATTGGGCGTTCTGTTTGCGGGGATGCCATCGTAGGGGCTGTGCAGATCATGGGCGGTGCGGCTGCGGGCTTCCTGAGGGGTGACGATGCCGGCGCGGATGTTCTGGGCATCAATTTCCGTGCGGGTTTTCTGCACGTTAGCCTGTGTGGCCTCATCCATCTGCCACAGGGAGGCAAAGCTGAAGGTGATATCCGGGTCAATCTCGCCCCACAGGTTGAGCATGATCAGGTACAGGATGGTGGTAAGCGGGGTGCGGAAGACGTTTTCCTGAAAGGCGTGGATGCGGTCATAAAAAACGCGGATTTCACCTTCTGCCGAGGCGTTGAGCCCGCTGGGGGTAATACCCGTGAACTTGACCAGCGGTTCCTGCGCAACGCTGCACATCTGTTCCTGTGCCTGGGCCTGCAAGCGGTCCAGCCCGGAAAGCGGCGCTGCCAGAAGGTCCAGTTTTTCACGCTCCTTATCCAGAACGAACGTGCCGCGGTTGGACCGGAAGCGGTTGAAGGCTTCCACTCGGCTGAGCAGGCCCTCCGGGTCTTGCGCGTAGGCGGCCATATCCGTTGAAAGCGCGACGATAGAAAAGGCGTTGAGCAGATCAGACACGGACTGACGGGTGCGCAGCCAGTTGTTGACATAGGGCTGGGCCATCTGGCTGAGGGACAAACCGCCGAAATTATAAGCCGGTTTAAGAATATCCGGCACATCACGCGAGACAAAGCGCAGAAGGCGTGTGCTGTGGATCAGACTGCCCTGCACCCACCAGTGGGTCGGCTGGTAGAAATCCGGGCTGAGGGGATCTGTCGTGCCGTAACTGTCTGGCGTGGTCCATACGGGGTCTATGGGCACAAGGGCGCGCAGGGTGCCTTTGCGCACGGTTTCCGGCTTGAGAAGCAACGGGGTTTCACGCCCGCCGGTTGTCTGGCTGAGGCCGGTATCAACATACAGCAGGCCCATGCCGTAATAGCCATCATACTCCGCCATGCGGCGCAGCACATCACGCACGTTCAGGCGGGTGAATTCAGCCTCGATTTCGGCAATGCGGGCCTGTTTTGTGGTTGCGCCCCGCGTGCGGAACACAATCCATTCGCGCGTGGCCTCCGTGGCGATCACTTCCACCATGTGCCGGTATTCCGCCCGCTGGGCCAGTTCAGCCAGATGCGGATAACCGGGAAAAACCGTTCCCTCCCCTGCGGCGTTGCGCAGCCAGGCCAGTGTGGCGGGCGGGCTGCTGGCGGCGCTATCAAACGCCAGATGGGTGCGGTTATCGCCACGCACGCCTTTTGGGGGCTGATAGGGGCGAAACTGCGCGTGCGGAGGAGATGGTGCGTTGGAAGAACGCAAGGCATCTGCCATGCCGTTTGGCAGAACACCATTTGCAGCAGGTTTGCGCAGGTGCTGGCCAAGAGGGGGCGTGAGCGTGGGTTCCCGTCGGTCTGGCTGAAACGTGCGTGTGTGCGGCAAGGCGTGTGAAAGCCGTTTGAAAAAGCTTTTGAATGGTCCAGTTGTTTGAGGCGGCCTGTTTTCCGACTGTGCTTCCGGCAGGCTTTTTTCTGGGTCAGGCTGCTGCGGGCTGGCAGGACAGGCTGGAAAAAATGGCGGCATGTGCCCTCTTGCGTGATGGAATGGCATGGACGGAAAGCGGATAACGAGGCGGAGGCAGCTAACCGGATGAGCGGTTTTCTCCCCGGGGCCCGGCAGGAAGAAATGCAGCGCCATGCAGTAATTTTGCGTGTGCCAAAAAGCGCTGCGGGAGACAGTGCTGGGTGCCCTGTAGAGGCAGCAATGGTCCGCTCGTTAAGCCAAGCGTGGGTGTTTTTTGAATGTTATTGTGTGCTCACCGGGCACAGGCTGATGTGTGACAGATATGAGACCACGTATTTTTTGGTTTCGTTTTTGTGAAAAACCGGGTGATACTCCAGCACTGGCGGCGTGACGATTGGGAGAGATGGC